CTCAACAAGATGCTTTAGATGCGGTTATGGCTACTAAAACAGGATTTGCAGGTATGGAAGAGAAACTTGTAGAAAAATATGGCAAGGATGTTAGTGTTAATGTTCAAACAGGAGCAATAACACAAAAAGAAGATGGCGCGGATTAGCACATACCCAATTGACGCAGTTGTAGATACCGGTGATTTACTTATTGGAACCGATAGTGAAGATTCAAATATAACCAAGAACTACACCATTGCTAGCATAATAGCTCTTGCTGAATCATCAATTGATTTAGCGGAGGTATTAGCTGTTGGCAATACAGCTACCAATAACATCAACCTTACGGGTATCATGACCGCAACTACGGTTAATGGTACTAATGGTACTATAGGTGTTTTTAGTTCTACTACGGGAACAATAGTTACTCTTGGTTCTACTACGGGTAATATAACTACGGTCAACTCTACCAATATAGTCAATTCATCATTGGTATCTACTGCGAACCTAACGGCTACAGCAGGTATAACAAACAACTTGCTTTACATTGACTCTGCAGGTAGTAGCGGAGCGCTAAATCAGGTGCTTTTAAGTACAGGAACAGCTACGTTATGGGGGAATCAAGTTACATCAACTTGGAACTTAGACGCAGACTCAGGTGGTCCACTGACAATCTCTGATGAAGATGGTGTTAATTTGGACGGGGGTACATACATAACTACAGTACTAGCAGTACCTGTTTCTCCTGAGAATAAGGTCATCTCTATCACACACGACGACACAGCTCGAACTGATACACCTCTTACACCTACCGCACTTGCTTATGGTGGGACATTTACAGCTATATCATCTGCTACTACCAATGCTACAGGCCACGTTACAGCTACTGATGTTACTACCTATACCCTTCCTGCAGCGAAAGCATATATAGGGGCAAGAGCGAATATGGCAGGACAGACTACCTCTTTAACTGTAATAACAGAATGGTATGGGTTAAACTATCTTCTAGCGAATGTAACAGCAAGTTTATGGACCACTCAAGTAAATGTAGCGGGTTATCAGACTAAGATACGATATGATGGCTCTCCGGACCAAATGTTTAATATTACCGTTACTTTTACTATAAACGGTTGGACTGTAGGGGATATAGCAGAATTTGCACTATATAATGGAACTGTTAAAATCCCAAGCTCTGAACAGAAGATAGAGGCTACCTCTAGCTTATATACTACAGGGACTTTACAGGCTATGCAATTTATGAGTACGGGAGATTTTATTGAAGTATACGCTAAAGCTCCTACAGCTACTACTATAGTTTCTGTAGACTATTTAACTATATCTGCTGTCCCTGTATGAATCGAGATATTAGAAAAATATCTGTAGGACCTGACTATAAAGGTGGAGCTATGCACTACATTGTAGGGCAAGCTGTTTTAAGCGGAGCGTATAAGATTCATCATATACGGCAAGAGATTGACAGCCATTCAATTTTAATTTGGATAGAAAGAGAGAAGACTGTTGTCTTATGGAAAGAGTTTCGTGAGACGATGCCTGTTTCTATTGAGTACAACATAAACTTTTAATGAAATCACCTTTTAATTTTATCGTCCAACCTGCTTTAGGGAGGCGCTACTCCAATACGAAAAAAATTGGAGGAATAGACCTTATTATAAGCAGCTCAGAAGAAGATGCTTCCGCATCCAATCGTGAGGCTATAGTAAAAGAATTGCCTATAGGGTATAGTGGTCCTATTAAAATAGGAGACATTTTGCTTGTACATCACAATGTCTTTAAGTTCTATAACGATATAAAAGGTAGAAGAAAAAGCGGGAAGAGTTTTTTCCGTGACGACCTCTTCTTTGTGGATGCAGACCAATTTTTCTTATATAAGCAAAATGGCTCATGGCATTCACATGACAGGTTTTGTTTTGTTAAACCTGTCTCTATGGAAGAGTCATTACTTTCTAAGCCGGGTAGCAAAGAGCCTCTTATGGGGATTATGGAGTATCCTAATAAATACCTCCTTAGTCAGGGAGTAGGTAAAGGGACTAAAATATCTTTCACACCTGATTCTGAGTATACTTTTGATATTGATGGAGAGGAGTTGTATAGGATATATGACCATCAGATAACTATGGCAAATGGAATCTAATGAGCTTAAAATAAAAATAATTGCAGCAGGGAAACGTGCTGTAGAACAATTGATTAAGGTTGCTTTAGAGGATATCATAAAGCCTGACCCGGAAGATGAATTAGCTGCAGACAGGCTAAAGAATGCTGCTGCGACAAAGAAGCTCTGTATATTTGATGCATTTGATATCTTAGCTAAGATTGAAGTTGAACAAGAAAACATTAACTTAGCGAGTAGTAACGGAAGTCGGACCGATAGTAAGCAGGGATTTGCAGAACAAAGAGCAAAAAAATAAACTATATAAGACGGTACACAGTTTAGTACCGACTAATGTTATGTCTAAAAAAAACCGTGCAAAAGCATGGCAATATGGATACAACTCTAAGTATGACATTATAATTATTTCCACAACAGGGCAGCTTGGAAAGATAAAACATGTATCAGGAATAAATATTGGACTTCCTCTTGCCCCTAAAGAGATACATGCGGAAGAGAAAAAAGAATTACAGTATTGGAAACGTATTGAATTACCTAAACCTTTAGCTAGAATAGCATCTATATTTCAATGGAATGATATGCCCTCAGGTTTTAAGGATAGGTGGATAGATTATATCGAAAGGGAATTTGACCAAAGAGAGCATGGGCATTGGTTTATGAATAATGGTATACCCACCTATATCACGGGGGCTCACTATATGTATTTACAGTGGGCAACTATAGATGTAGGGTTTCCTGACTTTCGTGAAGCAAATAGAGTATTCTTTATGTTTTGGGAAGCCTGTAAAGCCGACACCCGATGTTTCGGTATGTCCTACTTAAAAATTAGGCGTTCAGGATTTTCTTTTATGGGGTCTTCAGAGTGTGTAAATACCGGAACTTTAGCCAACGATGCTAGGGTAGGTATACTTTCTAAAACAGGTTCTGATGCCAAGAAGATGTTTACCGATAAGGTTGTTCCTATAGCTAATAGGTTACCCTTTTTCTTTAAGCCTATACAAGATGGTATGGACAAACCTAAAACTGAGCTAGCGTTTAGGATACCGGCCTCTAAGATTACAAAAAAGAATATGCATCTACTATCTATTGATGAGTTGGATGGATTGGATACCACTATTGATTGGAAGAATACAGACGATAACTCCTACGATGGAGAAAAGCTATTACTCCTTGTACATGACGAGAGCGGTAAATGGATAAAGCCAAATAACATCTTAAACAATTGGCGTGTTACAAAAACATGTTTACGTTTAGGTAGTAGAGTTATAGGAAAATGCTTAATGGGGTCTACTTCTAATGCATTAAACAAGGGAGGGGATAATTTTAAGAAGCTATACGATGAATCAAGTGCAAGTCTACGCAATGGAAACGGACAAACTCGAAGTGGCCTTTATTCTTTATTTATTCCTATGGAATATAATATGGAGGGATTTATTGACCGATTCGGAGAACCTGTAGTTGATGCACCCCTCAAACCTGTTAGAGGCATAGACGATTTAATGATTGATTCGGGAGCGTTAACGTATTGGGAGGCTGAGGTAGAGTCTTTAAAGAATGACCCTGACGCTTTAAATGAATTTTACAGACAGTTCCCTCGCACTGAGTCACACGCTTTTAGGGATGAAAGTAAATCTTCTCTATTTAACCTTACTAAAATCTATCAGCAGTTAGACTACGCTGAGTCTTTAATCCGAGAACAGTATGTTACTCAAGGGTCTTTTGGATGGAAAGATGGAAAGATAGATTCACAAGTTGTTTTCTATCCTGATATTCGAGGAAGATTTAGAGTAGGATGGACTCCTAATCCTGTATTACAGAATAGAGTAGAGACAAGAGGGGGTATTAAGTATCCCGGAAACGACCATATTGGGTCTTTTGGGTGTGACTCTTACGATATATCAGGAGTTGTAGGGGGTGGGGGGTCTAATGGAGCCCTTCATGGTATGACGAAGTTTCATATGGATGAAGCTCCTACCAATGAGTTTTTCTTAGAGTATGTAGCTAGACCTCAAACGGCAGAGATATTTTTCGAAGAAGTTCTTATGGCCTGTGTATTTTATGGTATGCCTATCCTTATAGAGAATAACAAGCCTAGATTGCTTTATCACTTTAAGAATAGAGGGTATCGAGGGTTTTGTATGAACCGACCTGACAAGCATTTTAATAAACTTTCCAAAACTGAGCGAGAGCTAGGGGGGATGCCCAACTCTTCGGAGGATATAAAACAGGCGCATGCTTCAGCTATTGAGTCATATATAGAGAAGCATGTTGGGTTAGATTTAGAAGGTCTTTTTCGAGATACAGATGAAATGGGAACTATGCCTTTTGTAAGAACGCTTGAGGATTGGGCTAAGTTTGATATAAGCAATAGAACGTCTTATGATGCCACTATTAGTTCGGGTCTTGCTATAATGGCAAATCAAAAACACCTATACACTCCCGTGCAAAAGACGAAAAAATTAAGCCTTACCTTCGCTCAGTATAGAAATAATGGAATAACAAGTGAAATAATTAGATGAAAAACGTTAATATAAACCTGTCATCTGCCGGATTTCCTAGCCAATTTGTATCTGATGCGGAGAAGGCAACAGATGAATTTGGACTACAGATTGGTCAAGCTATTCAATATGAATGGTTTAAAAAAACTAGTAATCAATGCAGATTTTACAATCAAGCAAGTGATTTTAATAGATTACGTTTGTATGCTCGTGGAGAACAATCTGTTGCAAAATATAAAAATGAACTTGCTGTTGATGGAGATTTATCTTATCTAAATTTAGATTGGACCCCTGTACCTATCCTTCCTAAGTTTGTGGATATCGTTGTTAATGGTATGTCTGAACGCTTATTTAAAGTTAAAGCATATGCTCAAGATGCTATATCTCAATCTAAGAGAAGTAAGTATCAGAATATGATTGAGGGTCAGATGGCTGCAAAGCCCATACTTGAAACTATCCAAGCGAAAACAGGTTTAGACCCATTCACTATGAATCCGGAGGATTTACCTACTAATGATGAGGAATTGCAGCTATATATGCAGCTTAATTATAAGCCTGCTATTGAGATTGCAGAAGAGGAAGCTGTAAACACTATTTTTGATGAAAATCATTATGATGATATTAGGCGCCGATTAGATTATGACCTAATGGTATTGGGTATATCGGTAGCCAAGCACGAATTTTTACCCGGCACAGGAGTTAAGTTAAGTTATGTAGACCCCGCGAATGTGGTCTATAGTTACACAGAAGACCCTCAGTTTAAAGATTGTTTCTATTGGGGAGAGATAAAAACAGTTGCAATTACAGAATTAATAAAAATAGACCCCACTCTTACTAAAGAAGATTTAGAAGAAATTTCTAAACGTGGGCAAAGTTGGTATGATTACTATAATGTCGCTCAGTTCTATGACAATGATATCTTCTATCGAGATACAGCGACTTTAATGTATTTTAATTATAAAAGCACAAAAAAGATTGTATATAAGAAAAAGAACTTAGAAGGAGGAGGCTCTAGGATGATTGAAAAGGATGACCAATTCAACCCACCGGATGAGATGATGGAAGAAGGAGGGTTTGAAAAGATTGAAAAGACTATTGATATGTGGTATGATGGGGTTATGGTTATGGGAACCAATATCATTCTTAAGTGGGAGGCTGCAGAGAATATGGTACGTCCAAAATCTGCTTCTCAATATGCTATACCTAATTATGTAGCTTCAGCTCCTCGTATGTACAAAGGGGTGATAGAGTCTTTAACTCGCAGAATGATTCCTTTTGCTGATTTAATTCAGATAACACATTTAAAGTTACAGCAAGTAATATCTAAGGTAGTTCCTGATGGAGTGTATATAGATGCTGACGGATTAAATGAAGTAGATTTAGGCACGGGTAATGCATATAATCCTGAAGATGCTTTAAGATTATACTTCCAAACAGGTTCTGTTATTGGAAGAAGTTATACACAGGAAGGTGATTATAACCAAGCTAAGGTACCTATCACGCAACTTACATCTAGTTCAGGAGCTAGCAAAGCGCAGATGCTTATACAAAATATGAATCATTATTTACAGATGATTCGTGATGTAACGGGGCTTAATGAGGCTAGAGATGGCTCTACTCCTGACCCATATGCTTTAGTAGGGGTTCAGAAGTTAGCGGCTTTAAACTCTAATACAGCTACAAGACATATTTTAGACTCAAGCCTGTATATGTATAGGACTTTAGCTGAAAGTTTAACATATAGAATTTCAGACATTTTAGAGTATGCTGACTTCAAGGAAGAGTTTGTTAATCAAATTGGAAAATACAATGTTAGTATTCTTGAAGATATTAGTGATTTATATATATATGACTTTGGTATTTTTATTGAAATAGCTCCTGATGAAGAGCAAAAAGCAATGCTTGAGTCTAATATTAATATGGCACTATCTAAAGGAGATATTAATCTTGAAGATGCTATTGACGTCCGTGAAATACGTAACTTAAAATTAGCTAATCAACTTCTTAAGATGAAGCGTATAGCTAAACAAGACCGTGAGGAGCAGATGCAGATGCAACAGCAAGCTATGGCAGCTCAACAGCAGCTTCAGTCTCAAAAGATGGCACAGGAGGTTCTTATGCAACAGAGTCAAATGGAGATTCAAGGTAAGATGCAACTTAAGCAGGCTGAGGTAGCTTTTGATATTGAGAAGATGAATAACGAGGCTCAACTCAAAGAACAGCTTATGAATGTTGAGTTTAATTATCAGATGCAATTGAAAGGTATGGTTGAAAATAATATCCAAACTAGAGACACTCAAAAAGAAGATGCAAAGTCTGATAGGATTAGTCAGCAGAATACTCAACAGTCTAAACTTATCAATCAAAGGAAGAATAATTTACCTGCACAGAACTTCGAATCTAATGAAGACAGCTTGGATGGGTTTGACCTTGCTGAGTTCAATCCAAGGTAAGTCTAATTTTCTAACATTTTTAATGTAACTTTGATAAAAATCTAATCATATGGAAATGAAAGTACGTCTTGTAGAAGAAGGTGAGCAAAAATCTGCTGCCGAAGTTGAATCTTCATTGCTTGAAAAGCATGAGGAGAGTTTTAACGATGCCCCTAAAGAAGTCGCACCTGAAGAAGTCGCACCTGAAGAGGTTGCATCTGAAGAGGTTGTGCCTGTGGTAGAAAGACCACCATTGGAAGAGACTGAACTGTTATCTATTATTAGCGATAGACTAGGAAGAGAAATCAACTCTTTAGACGATTTAAAAGAGGCGAGAGAAGAGTCCGGAGAAATGGACGAAGAGGTGTCAGCGTTCTTTAAGTACAAAAAAGAAACGGGCCGTGGTGTAAAAGACTTTGTTCAATTAAACAAAGACTACGACACTATGAATCCCGATAATCTTATCAAGGAGTATCTAACGGCAACGGAAGAAGGACTTGATGAAGAGGATATAAACGCTATGATGGAGGATTATACTTTTGATGAAGACCTCGATGATGAGGGTGACATTAGAAAAATCCGACTAGCAAAAAAGAAAACTATTGCAAAAGCGAAGAGATTCTTCGAAGATGCTAAAGAAAAATACAGCGTTCCCCTTGAGTCTATTGGGTCGCCTTCTTTAGATAACTCAGAAGAGTATGCCGAGTATAAGCAATATACCGCT